GAAAGAAATAGAAGGATGAAAAATGAAACATTTTCCGAGGGTATTTGGGAATTCAGAGAATTTGTTAATGCTATTTATGATAATAACTTTACATATAGGCTTTGTTATAATTTAAGGAACTGTTTACAGCACGTCGGAACAGAAGGATTAACTCTAAATAAAGATAAATATGGATATCATGTTTTATTAAATAAGCAACAATATGTAAATGGTCATTCAGGGATTCAACCAAAGTTTGCTAAAGAATTAATGGCCGATAATAAAATAGAATTTGATGTTATCAATTTGCTTTACTCCTATAACGAAAACATAAACTCTCTATTTACAATGATTGAGAAGTATTGTGAGGAGAAGACGACAATTGATATGTTCGAGGCATATTACACTATACATTCTATTTTTGAACGTAAAGGATATGACAAAAATAAAGACTATTATTTGTCTGATTTTTCTAAATCAATTGACGCAAATTCAATCAAAATGGACTTGAAAATAATTGATATTGCAAAATCAAAAAGAATTGTGGACATGCATTGCAAAATATTTAACATGTATGGTAGACAAACAATAGTCCCAATTATGAATCAATTTCCTCAATATATTAGAGGAGATAATTTTGTTCAAATTCCAATAATAACTATAGGAGATAGTATAGTTAAGGAAAAATTGACATGGAAACAAACTTATAGCAAGATAGGTTTCGGAAATAATAAGAACTATTTTTCGATATACGTACCACTTTTTTTCTCACAAAAAATCCGGGTAGCTATAACTAATATTATAAAGAAAAAAAATAAGTTAGATTAAATTTGCTTTAAATTAAGGTAAATATTACCCCTTCTAATTTCAGTAAAATGCTATATAATAGAGAGAACGTATGTTTTGGAGGGGATAGCATGAAAATTATAGCAAAACCTATAGAAATGGTGCTGTGGACTGATAATAACGGTAAAATGAATCCTATAAGATTTAAAATTGCTAATGAGGATGAAAGTATATCTGTAATTAAAATAGATAAGGTGCTCACTATAGACAAGGAAAGGCTCGCCGGTAATAACATGTTGGTCTATAAGTGTCAGAGCGTAATCAAAGGATCTGAGAGGTTATATGAGATTAAGTATGAATTTAGTTCATGCAAGTGGATACTGTGGAAACTTTAGGATATATAATAATTAAATTTAATTAAGGAACTAAGAGAATCAAATGGAATTTAGACCTGATGAACTGTATTTCGAGGGGGATTTTTTAATGTTAATGACGGAATTTGATTTAATAAGTGAACATATAAGAAATGAACTTACAAATAAAACTCAAAGAAATTTTACAAGAGCAACCGCAGATAGTATTATAAGAATATTGTTCATACTGGCAGAAGCATCTAATTACAATAAAGTGCGACTATCACAATTAGAAATGAGTAGCCGATTATCCCTATCTCAAAACAGAGTCTCTGAATTATTGCAATTAACTAAGAAAATAGGTCTTATTAGCATAGTCATGATATGTCGTTGCGGAAATGTAAGAAATGAATATAGATTATTAGATGGTCCTATAGTTGATACTATTAAAAATAGCGTTTTAAAAAAATTAGAGAAAAGATAAATTTAATTAGACTTAATTAATATTATCTGAGATTTTAGAAAAACAACAATTATATGATGAATGCATAAAAATTTCCGGTGAATATTTAACCAAAGAGGCAACATAATATAAAAGACACTGGTTAATCCGATGC